TCGGTTTATATCTTCCTTGTGTTGCTTAATAATGTCTTTGGCGACATTCCTGATCTTCGTGGAAACCTTCGCAGGGCTGTACCAATCAGGCACACCCTTGGGAGATTCATACCGAAGCTCAAAAAGTACGCCTAGTGCCATTAATCAGTTACCAAGTAAGTGAGATGACCACCAAGGCTTGTTGATGCGCTTAGAACCAAATTCAAGGCCTCGCCAATCTCGGTTCTAAACACTCCAACAGTACCAGCTGGAGTCATTGCTCCATATGCCGCCATCGTATTGCTGTGATTCCCAAAATACATTGTTCCAGTAATTGCTGTAGAACCTGAAGCAAAATATGCGTCTTGGTTCGCTGAACTCGTGATGGCATACAGTAACACCAAAATTCTTTTACCTGTAACAGCAGCAACAATAGTGTTTGATCCAGCTGTAGCTGCGTCAATTTTGGCGTATTTCATTTGGATTTCATCCTCGTCATACGCTGATAAGGACCAGCCACAAGCTGACGGACCTTCACCAGGGTTTCCATTTTTGTTGTCAGAATATGCAGGTAATCGCCCCAGTTAACAGTCTGACCGTCAACCGTGTAGTTTGGCTTGGGATCAATCGTCGCCTGCCTTATCGCTGCGGCGAGATTGTCTACAGCAGCATCAAGATCACTTTCAGCTGCCATCTTTAAACTCCGTTGCTGTGACGGGTCTTGATTCGTGCAAATGGAAACGAATGCGATATTCGTTCCTTGCTTGCTCTCTCGTATAAGCTTGGATAAACACCCTTGGGAGTCCCATTCCTGAGACTTCCCAAGGGCGCATTACCGGCTGAGATACTTGAGGCTTTTGCTGGGTGGGTTGCATTAGCTCATTACCTCTAATTAGGCATTGTTGTTCTTAACAACGTGCCAAGGTGACCAGATGCTTGGGATACCGCGCTCGTTGGCGAAGTAACTCGCAACGATACCACGATCAAGCATTTCGTACTGGTTAGGTGCAGCCTGCTGAACAGTCAGCGGGTAGTTTTGCATATACTTGAAGCTCTTACCGGCTTCCATCATGAACCACAAGCCATCAGAGTTGGCTTGGTTCAGGTTCAGACCATCCGCTGCAAGAGCGCGCTGCTCAAACAGAGGGCTGGAGAGAATCTGGAACTGACCGGAGTATGGGTTGCTACTTCCGGTGCTGATGTTAAGAACATCGACACTAGACTGGGTAGAGCCTGGGGCAGTACGCCTTTCGGTTCCGCTAGCACCCACTATCAAGTTAGCCGTTGCCAGCTTGGCGGGATTCACCAAGATGGTGTTAGGCGTGATCAGCAGACGCTTGCCAGTATGGGGGTCTTCCATACGGGTGAAAAGTAGGACGGTCGATTGGAGCGAGGTCCAGTCGATCAGCTGGTTGGTATGGGAGTTCAGAACACCCAGGGTCCGGCTGGTTTGATAGGTGTTGTAACTCGTACCGTTGTAGATGAAGGAGTTATTCACACCGATTATAGTGTCGATAACTTCCAACTCTTTGCGGTATGCAAGCTCAAGACCAACATTGCTAGCCTGTTGGAGAATCTGACCAGTCAGGTCAAAGAACACCGTTTCTTTCAGCACATCGATGGCGAGTGCGTTTTCACGGGTCTCTGGAGTCTGAATCCAACGCTCACCGAACTGTGCCCTGGTGTGGGTTTCACCGGGGGCGCGTTTGCGACCACGGTCACCAATGTTCTGAACGCCGATGATCTTCTGACCGTTAAGCTTGGTAGCCTCGACGGGCATCAGACGATCAGCAATCAGGGCAGGGTTCTGGAAGGCTTCCAGAATCTTGACTTCCACCAGACCGCCAACGATAGCGGTGAAGGTGTTGATGTTCAAGAAAGCGGATGGGTCAAGACCGAACCCGGTTGTTTCCAACAAGGCCCGCTTGTCGCCAGCATAGCCGTTGTTTTCCATCATCGACGCGGCTTGGGTGTACTGTCCAAGTGCCCGTGAATCGGGATTGAACAGGGAACGCCAGCTTGGGCCAATAATGGATTCAGCCAACTCTTGAAGGCTGAACTGCTCAGGGCGCAAGCTGCGCTCACCGAGCTTTAGGTTACCGGCGAAATCCCGGTTGTCGTTGCCGTCCTTGTCGCAAAGACCCAGGCCTTGGCGCATTTCGGTTAGGAAACGCCAGCGGCCATTGCCTTCCTTGCTGCGGGACTCGTACAAACTGCGAAGCTTCATCGTGTTCATGGATCAGTACCTTTCTTATTGTGTTGTGGATCAGGCCGAGGTGATGGTGTTGTAATCAGCGAAGTTGTAAGGCGACCATCGCCCAATCAACCGCACCCGCACCGATGTGGTATTCGATGCATAACGCTCGACTACATAACCAAGTGCCTCACCAGAATCGGTTGTCTTCACAACGCTCTGTGCGGAGACATTACCCGCACCAGCGGTTGCTACAACCAAAGCAGCAACCAGATCGCCAGGCTCAAAGGTTGCTGCTGCACAAGTGGCTTCATACAGCGCATCAGGCGTAAAGGTGATGCCTTCTCCGTTGAAAGCTGGGTAACCAGCACTAGCATCAGCCGCCAACTTTCCTTGGAGTGCTACTCCAGCGAAAACCGCGCGGATGGCAGCTTGGTCGGTGTTGATAACACCAGTAGCCACATACACATCGAAAGGTTTGAGAACCTTATTGGTTGTGTCCCAAAACAGAAGATCACCAGGAGTGATGGCGGTTGAAGCTGCGCTAGGCAGATTCATAACCGTATCGGTTGCTGGTTTGTAAAGCCTAGCCCCACCAAAAGTCGTACTCATTGCTCAAGACCCCTTTCTAGGATTAGTTAGACAACCAACGGAACAGAGACTCACCTTCTGGCAACTTGTCGCCACTCTTAGACTCTTGGAAGGTAGCCTGAGTGGGCGAACATTTGGGCTTTGCGGATGCGTTTGCTGCGGCAATCCGCTTAATCAAACGCTCCTTAGAGGCGCGAGTCAAACCCGAAAGGTCATCGACAAATGTCTCTTCAAAATCGATATTGTTAGCTTCGCAAATCTCACGAATCTCTTCTTTAGTTTCGTAGTATGCGAGTCTTTCAGAAGGGTCTTTCGACTCCTTCATAGCCTTCTTGATCTCTTTCTTCATCATCTTCTTGTCTTGCTTCTCGTCTTCGTGACCCTCATCTTCTTCATCCTCATCTTCGCCGTCTTCGGCCTTGGCTTCCATCTTGGAGTAGGAAGACCCGCACTTCTCGCAAACAGAAGTACCTTCCTTGATCTCGTCTTCTTCTTTCTCATCCTTCATGGAAGGTTTGCCGGAGGACTTCTCATCGTCCTTGGCCTCCATCTTGGATTTCATCTTCTCTTCAATTGCTTCTGTTGCGCTCATTTCTTGGCCCCCAACCTGTTTGGAAATCAAATCAATAATTGAGTCGGCTTTTTTGTCATCAGCCATATCGTGCTTGACGATTATCTGCATGACTTTCTCATGCAAATCTTTCATTTCTTTTTCTGAATTATGCATAGGAACCTCTGTATCGTCTTCGCCTTCTTTCAGAGTTCCAGTAGGCTTATTTGCGCTCTTGGATTTCGACTTCGTGAACTTGCGCCTTGCGCCAACAGCTTGTTTTTTGCTCTTATAACGAACTCTGTTTCCCGCTGCTTCTTCTGTTTCCTGCTCTCCTGGAGCTTGCGATTCCGTAAGTGACTTTGTCGTTGCCGGGTCTGCGACGAGATCGACATGGCGGACTTCCGTGATTTTGGAAACCACAAAAACATTCTTCTTGTCTACCATGCCTTCGCCTTGGGCATTGTGACTCATACCGAATACATCGTTAAGCTCTTCCCGTTCAGCAGCTTCGCAAACTGATTCGGCCAGCGGGTGATTCTTGAGATACAGCAAATCGCCGTATACTCCCTCACCCTCCACGAAGCGAACATTGATGAATTTGCCGAATCGATCATGGCTTGACCGCTGCTGGGTTGGGCCTTTTTCCGGGTGATCGATGTTTACCTTAATACCCTCGTACATCGGTACGGCATCTTTTAATGCTTCAGGAAGGTATTTTCTACCATTCTGTGAGTTGAACCCTATAATTTTTACGCCCTTGATTATGCCTTTTTCCCGGTCAATAAGTAGTTTCTTGCCGCCTTGTTGTGCCCCAAAATGGACAAGGCCGCTCAAATCTTCAAGTAGCAATTCGGTATTTTGCATATCTCTATAATGGTTATTGCGTCTATACTGTCAAGTCCCGATAATAATTTTTTTAGCTTTTTTTATCCTAGCTGTTCTTTTCTGCGGTGATTCGGCCTTTATGGATTTTTCGTCGAGCAGCATTCCCGTGACCGGATCAAGCAGTTGTTCCCATTTCAGCTTCTCGCCCTTCTTCAAACGCTTAACAGCTGCGCTATACCTTCGTACACCAATGGCCAATATTTGCCTGTCTTTGGAACTGGTCGAAAACCATTCATCAAATATTTTTGCGTTTGGAATAAGTCTACCTTTAAAGTCATAAAACTTATTGGAATCCAATGACATGATCGGAGTTAACCAGCACCTGCAATTGTATGCTATTGATCCATCTGCCTCCAAAGGCGGATTGGGCATCTGGTCTAAGCCAGGATTTTCATACTGCGGTTTCTTGTAGTAGATGGTTCCGTTTCTAGCTCGATGGGCTGGGCGAATCCTGTCATCCAGTATCCCGTGTACTTGGAACCCAACCAAATCCCTTGGCAAAGCCTCGTATGCCGCCTTGCCGGTTTTCCCAGCCATTCCAGACATAGCGGTGCGGGCAATGGTGTATGCGTTGTTTCGCATCCTTACAAAATATTCAGAAATTATTCTCTGCCGTTTCATTGGATCGTTTTGAATCAACGCCAGCGATGAAAGTACGGTTGGAGACATTCCGCTTTTCGCCATCTTGGCCAACATTCTTTTGCCAATATTTTCTCCACGGATAATGCGGAGGATTTGTTCTTTAGGCACTCCAGGAAAGAAAGTCTTGTTGATGGTCTTCCTTGCTTCCAACATTGAGTATTTTTCTAGAGTCGAAGTGATAATTACGCCCAGGTTTCTAAGATAAAGTTCCATCAATCTTTCTGATTTTTTCTCAAGGAATGTCTGAATCTCAGAATAAATAATATCAATATTGTACTTAACATCGTATGCCTTGTTTATTTGTTCATACGAAGTAGCAAACCGCATCCTCCGTGAGACTATACCCATAGCCTCGCGGGAAATGCGGTTAATCGAATATTGCAATTCGATATTTTGAATTCCGATTAACGATGCCAACTCCTCGTTGAATTGGCGTGTTCTTTTATCCATTCTTGTCCGCTGCTTCCATTTGACCTTGAACCTTTTTAGCCCAGGCCCAACCGGCATCTCCACCCCACAGGAGCCAAGCAATATAGCCAGCAGAATCAACACCCCATCCTTCGCCCTTTTTATCAACTTCATGGCGGGCAAAGAAGGAAACCATTTTGTTAATTACTTTGGGGGTCATCTCCTTGCCGCCAACAATGTCCCTAGCCCTTCCAAGACCAACAGCGGTTCCGCCCCTGCCATACTTCTCACGCAACTTCAGGCCTTTTTGAGCAGCACTACGAACCTGCTTTGGAGGGTGGAATTCAATGTGGTCGTAATCCCCTTTTACATCTTCTTGCAGGTTTTCGGCAATTGGTTGGTCGGGTTCCGGCGGCTTCTGCAAATCCTTGTCCACACCTGTTGGCAATTCCTTAACCGGTTTCAATCCACCGGCAGCTTTGGGAGAAGGCTTATTGATGGCTTCAAGTTCCTCTGGGAAAATCTCGCCCAGGTTTTCTTCCGGCATCAATGGGAACGCCGCTTTTGCAATGGCTTTTCCAACGGAAACAGGAATCTGACCTGTGGCAACCCGCATGACGATTGCCGTTAGGTTTTCAATCTGTAGACCGTTTAGCGCAGAATCAGACATTTGCGTTCCATCATCCTCACCCGGAACAATTTCTTCAGCCAGCTTTTCTTGCATCTGATCGATGTTGTGCTGCTCTTGCTCAAAGTCCAAGCCACGCTCTTGGGCAATAGTCTGAACAGACTTCACACCCAAGTTGTAGTAGATTTGATCGGCTTGGGAATCGGCAATCTTGTCACGGGCCTCCACTCCTGGAGGAGTCACAATCAAATCGATGTTCTCAAGAATGTTGATGGGCAACTCTCCCATTTGGGCAGCGTGACGAATTGCCTCGTACACAACCTTGGTGAACGCCCTCTTGTAGTATGATTGAAGCCTTACGCAGTTGCGAAGGAATGGTGATTCGGCAGTAAGTGAGGAGGCATAATTTGCGCCAGACACATTGGCAGATGACAACCACTCTGGTGCGTTATGTCGGTTGCCAGCCGAGCGTAGAAGGGCTTGGAAGATATCTAGGTGGTCTTTTGCAGAATCCGCACCAGGAGGCTTCACATAGTTCATTCCCTTTGGAATATCGAGGAATGTTCCAGGTTCAATCCGTTGATAATCAGTTGCCCGTCCAGTAGGAACCTGGGCCACAGAGTAATCAATGTTCTCTTCTACGAACGCTTCCACTTGTGCATGGGAAGCGGCATCGTGTTGACGCACGGCAGCAATAGCCGATTGAACCGATGCACCCTCACCGAGGTTTCGGCGCAACTTCGATGCGATATTAAATGTTTCAAGGGTTTCGTAGCTGAAATCGGATAGACCCCGCTTGATGGCGCGCGGGACATTGCATTTGATATGAACGATCCGGTCAGATGCGACAATTTCTCCCTGCGGAGTTTCTTTTGTATTATCGTGTTCCAAGTCTTCGCCCTTGGGGGCAAAATAATTTACATGGTAATTCATGATGTTGAATACATCATCTGGATCAGTCTCAATCCCGTAGGACCAGTTGGAGAAATCCTCTCCAGGTGGCTGAATGATCTGTTCCGGCTCAATGGTCCGTATCAGCATTCTGCCAGATGGCTGGGGAAATAGTCTCAGGAAGCATTCGCCATCCGTTCTAGATCGGGTGAAGATTTCCTGTTCAAAGGTTTCCCATTCGTTTTCGTACATGAATCGATCAACGATCCGTTGCACGGCAGCAATGGTGCTATCGTCAATGTCGGAATCGTTCTTTGGCCCAATTCGGTAGTTATAGCCCGCTCCAATGACATAGGAGCAAAGACCATTTAGGAGGCCTAGGGCATTTGGACTGGTGGTGGCGACAAGTCTAGCTTGGGCGCGGATAACGCTGAGTTGCTGCTCGGAATACCAGAATGGGAAGTTTGATCCGTATCGACGGTCTTGGGGGTTTGAGATGGGGTAAGCAAAAACCCCGCCATCCCTAAAACGATCCAGTAGATCGATGTAATTAGCAAGCCAGAAATCACTTGTGAGAGTCGATTCCCGTAGGGGTCTTTTGACTTTTTTGCCGTGTTCCGGCGAAACAGGTGCATTGGCTTTTCCAGGAACGAGGAAGTCGATGATTTGTCGCCATACGCTCATGCGATGATTCTCCTGGAAACCCTTGTACGGCGATTATTCCAAATTCCAATCATTGCCCTCAATGCCATTTCCAAGGCATCTGGACCATCATCGAATTTCCCAAGAGGAAACTCACGCAGCTGTGCAACAAGGAGCCTGGAACCCTCTGATCTCCTAAATCGGATGTTCCTGTTGGCGAGATAAGGTCCGAGTCTCCTGATTCGCACATCCTTATTGATGGTATTATAAAGTTGGATGATTGGAATATCAGTTCCCTGATTTTGACACTCTGTAAGTATTTGTTTTGCAAGAAGATGCTGGAACTGATTTGTTTCTACTATCAGGGCATCCGGCTCAAAATCCATTGCTTCTGCCACAAATTTGTTTACCAGTTTCTCTGAATCAATCTTCACCATAGTTGCATCACAATAAAGAATTCCCTTTGTGTCACGGGATAGTCGGACTATTGCGGAATAGTCACCATGCCTTGAATCCCGGCCTTTTGATGGATCAACTGCTAGTGTTTTTATCTTTGTTTCGCAATCTTTTGGGAAATCGTCTACCCAGATATGCTCTCCAAAGTGAGAATTGGGCCATTCCGCACCTTCTTGGTCTACGAATTCTCCGTCGAGTTCCTGGGATGCTTGCCGGTCAGAATATTGCTGGGAAACCGCCCCAACGAATTCACGGGCCAGGAATGGATTCTGGGAAGTTTTGGAACGGAACAGGGCTGTATTGTCTCGTTCGCCTTTTCCGAATACCGAGTAGGTCCAATGGCCCATGCCTTTAGGGGTAAAGGTTGCGGTCAGGAAACCCATTCGACCACCTTCTCGAAGGC